AGGTGATGAAATTATTTTTACAACAGAATTTTTTGAATCAGTTCAATGGTCATATAATTTAAAAGATATTTTTAACATTCAAAAAGTGGTTATTGAATATCTTGATCCAATTGGTGATGTTGTTAATGGTTTAACTTTTGTTCCAAAAGGAATAAATTTTGAAAGAAAGCATTCTTATTCTGATGATGGGTTGATGATTACAAAATTAAGGTTTATAATTAATGTAAACACATTAACTCTTTTGTATAAAGTAGAAGAAAATGAAAAATAAAGAACAAGTAAATCACCCAAATCATTATGGCGGATCTGAAAACATTTATGAAGCCATAAAAGTTATTGATTCTTGGGGTTTGGGTTTTTCTTTGGGAAACGCCGTTAAATATATTAGTAGGGCGGGAAAAAAACATCCTGAAAAAGAAATTGAGGATCTTCAAAAAAGTATTTGGTATATTAATCATCATATTGAAACAATTAAAAACAAAAAATAAAAAATAAAAAAAAATGGAAAAAACACTCACATTCGGAATTATTGAAACTTATTCCACATTCATTAGCCGTGAACCAGTAACAATTAAAATTTCTGACTATCCTGAATTGGAAGGAAAAACAGATGAAGAAATTCAAGAATACATTCTTCAAAATTATTATGAAATGAAACCATCAACCGAATCAGAGTATTTGGCATCACTTTATGATGAAATGATGGAACAAGAGATTATTAAGGAAAAAATTACTAACGAGGAAACTGATATTTGGTTTGATTAATATGGAAGTCAACAAAATTATAAATGGGGATTGTATTGAGGTGATGAAAACCATACCTGAAGGTTTAGTAGACCTTGTTGTTTCGTCACCACCCTATAATGTAGGTATAAGTTATGACACACATATTGATGATATTCAAATGGATGAATATTGGATTTGGACTGAAAAATGGTTGACAGAAGTTTTTAGATTACTTAAAGATGATGGTAGGGTTGCAATAAACATACCTTATGAAGTTAATGTTCAAGACAGAGGTGGTAGAGTATTCTTTGTATCTGAATTTTATCAAGTAATGAAAAAAGTTGGGTTCAAGTTCTTTGGTATTGTTGATTTGGAGGAAGATAGTCCGCACAGAAGTAAAACTACTGCGTGGGGTTCGTGGATGAGCCCATCCAGTCCCTACATTTACAACCCAAAAGAATGTGTGGTATTGGGTTATAAAAAGAACCATATCAAAAAAGTAAAAGGTTTTCCACAATGGCAAGGAGAACCAACTATTTTGGAAGATGGAAAACGAAAAGTGATTTATTCAGAACAGGATAAAAAAGAATTTATGGAGTTGGTATTTGGACAATGGAAATATCTTAATGATAGCCGACCCTTAACCAAGGCAACTTTTAGTATGGACATTCCAAGTAAAGCAATAAAGATACTTACATATAAGAATGATATTGTTTTAGATCCATTTGCAGGATCTGGTACTAGTTTGGTTGCTTCGGAAATTTTAGATAGACGATGGATTGGGATTGAATTGAGTAAAAATTATTGTGAAATTGCAAGATCACGAATTCAACCTTTTATTGATGATAAAGAAGGTAGATTAAAAGTAGAAGAGAACATTTAGTTCTCTTTTTTATTTTTATGATATTTATTAATAAAAATCCAAATGAATAAAAAAATTTTAATAAGTGAAGATGAAAGAAAAAGAATTCTTTCTTTGTATGAAAAACATAAAAACTTAAATCTTGTTAACGAACAAGACGAGGATCCCAATCACGAGTTCATAAGAGCCGTTCAAAGATTTTTGAATGATAAAATAAAAGCGGGTTTGGTTGTTGATGGATTAACTGACAATAATATGAAATCCAAAACCGCACAAGCCATTGCCAAATTACAACAACAAATGGGTGTATATCCTGTTGATGGTGTTTGGGGTTCAGATACTTGGGAAAAATTATCAAAAGAAGATAAGAAAAAATTAGAAGATTTTGTTGCCGAAGAAGGGGGTTTGATAAGTCGTTTTTTACATTGGGTAGGATTATAATTATGAAAAAAATAATAACAGAATCTGGACTCAGAGATATAAATAATTTATCTAAAAGATATAAGAAGGCTAAAATATATTTTCATCAGGATTTGGATGGCGTAACTACCGCTTTATCCATGAAAGATTATCTTGAAAACAACGGAATTAAAGTTGTTGATACTGAAGTTATTCAGTATGGTGATAAAGAATTTGCAATCAAAAAACTTGATGCAAATGGAGATACTATGCCTGTATTAGTTGACTTTGCTCACGGAAAAGTAATGTTTGTAATACACACTGATCACCACGATAGACAAGCTGGTGCTGAGAGTGTTAAAACAAAATCATTCAGACAATCTCGTTCAAATGTTGAAACGATATCACAAATTGTTTCACCAAGAGATATATTTCCAACCGATGATGTGTTATTAATATCAATTGTTGATTCCGCCAATTATGCTAGTTACGATATACCGGTTGATGAGGTGATTAATTACCTTTTCAAATTGGATAAGGACAAATCATTACAAAGAAATAAAATATTGTTGGGGTTGGTAACCAATAAATTATTATTGGCGTTTAAGAACAAACCTGGCTTTTTGGAAGAGTTGGTTATGAAATCACAACCATCATTGATGAGTATTCTAAATAACATCAAAAGAATTATGGTTGAAAAAGGATATGCGAATGTTGAACAACTTCAAAAGAACAAAGAGGAATATATCAAACAAATGGAGAAACATCCAAATGTTCAAATCAAAGATAAAATTATTGTTCAATATGGTGGTGGTAAAATGACGGCACCTGGATCGTATGATAGGTATACACCATTCAAAAATAATCCTGAAGCTGACTTTTTGGTTATAGCTTGGCCTTTGGGACTTGTTCAAGCCTCTTGTAATCCCTTCAAAAAAGAAAGGGAACTCAAAGGTGTTAATCTTGGGGAAATTGCTCAAGAAGTTCTATCAAAGTGGGAAGGACAATTAAAAGAAAAAGAAATTCCATTATCAACAATTAAATGGATATCAGAATCGTCAAAAGACTTTGGATCACAATCAGTTGGGTTTACATTCAAAGACTTTGTTGCTTTATATGGTAATAATTATAAAAATAAAGATAATGGTAAAGAAGAGTTAACCCATATTGGTGAGATGATGTCTGTTCCTTTTTCGGATTTACCTGAAGAACATAGAAAAATGTTGGATGATATAACCATTAATGCTTGGGATTTAATTCAGGCAAATAGTGGGGGACATAAATGTATTACAAACATTTCGGGTTTGAATTACTTGGGTAGAAGCAAAAGGCCTCCACAAGGTTCGTATAAATACAATCCTGAAAGTGATGACGCTCCTTATGTAAAGTTCACCAAAATGATTCAAAACGAATTTGTTAAGAAGTTACAAGAGAAAATTGAACAATCAAAATAATACTGATTCACCCTCTTTAATACCAAATTTTTTACAGGTTCCACCCTTTAATTCAAGTATCATATCACCATTTCCGATATAGTTTGGACAATCATCAGATTGACAAGGTGGGCAACTATGGTGAATTTTTGATATATTGTTATTTTCAATGAAAATGATATCAAGATCTGTAACACAATTTTTCATCCAAAATGCGTGTTCACCACCATCCATAAGAAATAACATTCCATTAAATGTATTGTCAAAATCTCTACCCATCATCCCTTTGGATACATCTTTTTGTGAAAAAACTACTTTGACTTTAAATTTGTGATTACCTATATTTATAAACATACAGATAAATATCTTGAAAATGGATAATCTAAATAGAGCGGCTGGAATACTGGTAAAATGTGGTGATGAAGTTTTACTGAATTTTAGTCCCTTTAAGTAAATTATCTTTAGCCCATAAAGGTTGAAGATTTGAGTAATGACATAATTTGTAAATTTCCTCTTCCGTTTTTGCGGAACATAAAGGTATTATATGGTCTATATGAATATGTTTACCTATTAACTCCCAAGACATACCTTCAGTAAATTGTTTTTCAATATGTTCTTTAAGGTATTCTGGTGTACAACCAATGATATCAAAGGTTGTGTTTTTTTTAGATAAATTATTTGTTTTAAGAAACAAAGATATTCTTCTTCTTAAATTTTTGGATAATCTAAACATATGGTTATTTTTTAATTTATCATTCTCATATGTTTTTCTATGTTTTTTATCATATTCAATAAAATATTCTTTATTTTCTTGACGCCAAATTTTCATTCTTAATAACTCTTTTTCACGATTTTTATTATAATGATTTTTTCTCCTAATTAATTCAGATTCTTTATTCTCTTTATAAAATTTACGTGCTTTTGCACGAATATCCGTATTATTTTTATAATAATACTCTATTCTATATTTTTTTTCACACATCAAGCATTCACCTCTAATAGTTTCTTTACCTCTTCTTTTACATTCTCTATAATCAGAAATATTTTTTTCTTCACCACACTTACTACAAATTTTTGTTTCCATAATATTCTTTTAATAATTTTTCAATTAATCTTGATTTATTAATCATTTCAATTTCCATCTGTTTGAATATTTCGGGGTTTAAACTGATGGCAAATTTGACTTTTTTCTCTTCTTCTTTTTTCTTAGGTTTCATATACATATAAATATATGTTAAGTATGAAAAGTATTACTTTATTGTAAAAATAATTTAATTTGTATAAAAATATTCCTAAGTCAGTAAATGAAAAACTTAAAAAAGTGATAGAAATATCATTTAATCTTTAATTTTTTGTAAATAACGATATATTTATAATCACAAATTAAAAAAACCAAACCCCCTTCAAGTTGGTTTAAGAAATAACCCCACGAAAGTAAAATTTTGTTGGGGTTTTTTGTTTGTATTGTTTTTTATTGTATCTTTGTCCTATGAATAACGAAAAAGTATTTATAACTGGTTGTTTAATAAAATAATAAAATGAATAACGAATACATCATCATAAACAAGACAGCTATTCAACAAAGAATAGAAGAGTTACATAAACTTTGTGTTGAAGGTGAATATCCTTTATCAGCTTTTAATGTAGATTTAGAACACCTTCTATCCCAATCAGTTCCTTTAATTCCTGAGATTGAAAAAGCTTGGTTAGATGGTAATATATCTTCAACAAAAGATTATAAAGAAGATTACATTGAAAACTTAAAACTTGACATATGATAAAAGAATTTATCCCTTACGAACAAGCACTAGCACTCAAAGAACTTGGATTTGATGAACCTTGTTTTGGTATATACAACACCAATACACAAGGTCAAATGGACCATAAAGTTATAGAAGAACTTTTAGAATGGTTTGACGATAGAACAACAGTTAAAAATAGTGATTTACACCATTCTAAAATATCAGCACCACTCTACCAACAAGCATTTAGATGGTTTAGAGAGAAGTATGGGTTACATTCTTATATAGAGCCTGTATTAGTAGAAAAAGCAAATTCACCAATTAAATATGATTATGTTATATTAGAAGTTTCTCATCAAAATGATTTGGAATATAATAATTTACCTTATCATACATATGAAGAAGCAGAACTTACTTGTCTTGAAAAATTAATACAAATTGTTAAAGATGGTAAATAAATCTGAGAACATCATTTGTGCCGCCATTTGGTATAAAGATTTGCCAACTCAAAGACTATTACCCAAAAATATTGATAAAGGTATTGTGGTTTGTGGGCATAGACACGGGCATTGTATTGATATAATGAGATCTTTAGGGACATTGAGAACAGTTCAATTCGGTCCTGATAGTGTTGGAGAACACGAACAAGGGTTTTTAACTAATCAAAACAGATTTGTTGATAGGATTGAGGCGGCTGAAATCGCCATAAAACAAGGACAAGTATGGCGAAATTTTTTAATTAACCCAAAAATAGGGTTATTCTCGGAAGATCTGTATTAAAATTTTTTTGTTTCACATTTTATATCTATCTTTGTGGTATGAAAACTGGCGTATTCATAAAAAATAAAAAAGCTTACTTTGAATATGAGGTATTGGAAACATATACCGCTGGAATTCAACTTATGGGGAGTGAGGTAAAAATGATAAGAGATGGTAAAGTATCTATGGTTGATAGTTATTGTCATTTTCAGGATGGTGAACTATATGTTAAAAATTTATTAATATCGGAAAGTAAATTAGCCTTTACTCACGATCCGAAAAGAGATAAAAAACTTTTATTGAAGAAACAAGAACTTGATAAAATCCAAACAAAACTTATTAAAGGGTTGTCAATTATACCGGTTATTATTAAGACAAACGAAAGAGGTTTAATCAAGATTGACATAATATTGGCAAGAGGTAAGAAACTTTATGACAAAAGACAATCAATCAAAGAAAAGGATTTGAAACGAAAAAATAATTTTGTTGATTAAAAAAATATTCTTACCTTTGTCCTATGATAAAAACTACCACACATAATATCAAAATACAACACGAAAAATTCGGTGTTTTGTTGAACGAGACATTCGTGGATGGAACACAATTCAAACTATTCCTTAAGATGATACAAGGATGTATAGAATTAAAAAATGACTTAACTTTCTTCAATGGGGTAGATTTCTTAATTCACATTCCTTTTAAACACCTTATTGATTCTATCATTGTGACGGCACCTGTTGAGAATTATGATTTGGCTGATCATATGAAAAGTAAAATTGAATCTCTTGTAACCAAATAATAAACACAAAAATGACACTATTTCTTATCATTATTGGGATTATTTTATATAATTTATTGAAAGACATTAAACGGCTTATTAGAGTGGCTATTGTATGTTTTATATTGATGTTTGTCTTCATTGTTGTAAAAGTAAAAGACACCTATGATAGAGTTGTGGATAAAATTAAAACAGAGCAAGTTGATTCAACAACAAGTCAAGTTGACACTTTGAAATAATTTCCCTATACTTAAATAAAAAAAAATGATTAAAATACTTTTATATTGGGTTGCCCTCTTTGCAGGATTTGGTCTTTTCTTAGAATACACATTTAATAGAGATTTTCCTTTTTTTATCACATTCGGAGTATCTTTTATTTTTGGTTGGTTGTTTGTCAGCCTTCTTAAACTAACTAGTAAATTTTTCACAAAACAATAATTAACAATTAAAAAAAAAACAAAATGATTGGATTTTCAATTTTTCTCATCGGTCTGGCTCTTGCCGTAATGATTTCATTATCAACAAAAAAAGACGCTGTAAAGGTTAAACAAACCCGATTTGGGGATGAAAAAGAATTTAACCCAACTTGGCTAATATTACCAATCTCTATTGTGGTTATTTCCTTATTAGCAGCACTAATCCAACCTTTCAAACTTGAACGAGTGGATGCAGGTCATGTAGGTATCAAAGTTAATTTGGTTGGTAATGACAGAGGAGTTTCTGATTATACATATAAAACAGGTTGGGTGGTTTACAATACTTGGACTGAAGCTTTATACGAATTCCCGACTTACCAACAACATATAGAATATGGGGATCAAGTTGTAATTACTAAAGGTGGTTTTAGTACAACAATTAAACCATCGTTTAACTATTCATTGGTTCCCACCGCAGTTGGTGATATGTTTGTGAATTTAAGATTAGGCATTAAAGAAGTGGAACAAGGGTGGTTAAAAACTGCAATTGTAGGATCTGTAAATGATGTGGCAAATAAATGGAATGTTGATGATGTCTTTAACAAACGAGAAGAGTTTGAATCGGCAATCATAATTGAATGTAATAAGCGTGTTAGTAAGTGGTTCACAATTTCACAATTAAGAACAAATATCGTACCTCCACAGGCATTACAAAATTCAATTATTGAGAAAACAAAGGCGATTCAGGAAGTACAAGTAGCTGAGAACCAAAAAAGAGTCGCTGAAGCGGAAGCTCAACGAAAAATCGCGGTGGCTAAAGGTGATTCTGCTGAGTTAATTATCCGAGCATTGGCTGAGGCACAATCTACAAAGATTAAACAACAACAATTAACACCGATGTATTTGGAGTACATGAAACTCACCAAGTGGGACGGAACCCTACCTTCAACGGTACTTGGTACTTCAAATGGGGTGATGGTAAATGTAAAATAATTGTTTCCTTGTGTCATATAACAAGGTGGTGGATTCGCTGACAATACCTGTCGGCCCCAATGGGAACTTCGGTTCCCTTTTTTCATTTTTAAGATATTTATTAGTATGAAACATTTACAAACTTTATTGAATGCTAAAGGAGGGTATAATCTTGTTGTTGATGGTGTTGTTGGTCCTAAAACATTAGATAGTTTACAGGATTATGTTAAAAAAGAATTAATAAAAAGAAATTGGGTAGTACCAACAAAAGGATTCGTTTTTATAAGGTTAGATCAGAATCTAACAAATACTTTTGATGATGTATGTGTAAGATTTAATGGTGGTAAAGTTGATAAAGTATCAAATTGTACAACTACTGCAGGACATTTCTATGTTTATAATCCATTAACAAATGGTGGAGTAACCGGAACTGCAATTGCTAAAGAACAACAGGTGATTGGATCTCACAAGTTTGTTACATCATCAAACTGGAAATCTTTATGGCTTGGAGCCCCATATTTCCAACAAGTAAAACCAATTGTTGTATATCGTGATGGTAATAAAGATAACAATATTGATAGAAATAAAACACAAACAGGTTTGTTTGGAATTAATTTCCACAGAGGAGGATTGGGTTCAATTATTGATAGATGGTCCGCAGGATGTCAAGTTGTTCCTGACAAACAATGGTATAAAATGATTGATATTTTTCAAAATGGTGAGTTAATTGATTACACTATGTTTGAGACTATTTAAAACGGAGGTAAAAAATGGAAATTAAAACAAATGAAGAAATTATTAATTTAATTAAAGAATTGGTTATTTTACACCCAAATGACAATGAATTGGGTAAAATAATTAGAAAATTGATTTTGGAAAAAAAGTAAAAATTCTTGATATTTATTAATAAAAAAAACAATGGATACTAGATTAAAAAAAGAGTTATTACAAGAAGTTAAACGCAGAGGTTTAATTGTTGAACAAGAAGAGACTGGTGGTTTGAAAGAAATGGTGTCAAAATTATTTCATTCAGAAACACAGGTTCATATGTTTCATTTACAAACTAAATCACAATCATCATTTGCAGAACATATGGCACTGGGAGGATTTTATGATGAGATTGGTGATAAATTGGATGGTTTAATTGAAAGTTATCAGGGAAAATATGATATTGTTAAAGGGTATAAGTCATTTCCATTTGAGGACTATAAAAGTTGTGAACAATTAATTTCATACTTCAAAGATTTAGCAGATATGGTTGCTAAAAATAGGAAGTCTATTAAAGAGAGTTATATTCAAAATCAAATTGATGGTATTGAAGAATTAATTTATTCAACATTATATAAATTAAGGAACTTGAAATAATAGTTTTTTCGTTATGGAGAAAGTTATTAGAAAAATTATTAGAGAAATATTTGAAGTTGAGGATAAACCATTATCCCAAAAAGAAATTCGTATGTTTAAGTTTATTAACAACAAAAAACACGAATATAATACTCAAAGTAAATTACTTGATTTATTTAAAACAATGATGCCTGTTATCGGAAGACCTGAAAGCGATAACAGGTTTTATTATGAGATTTACACTGCAAACTATAGACCTGAAGGTGATTATGAAAACATTGACAAATCCACATTTAAGGACTATAAAGCATTCAAACAAAGAAGAACACCGAATAATTCGGCATATGAGTATAGTAGTAATAGAATACCATTTAAGGGCTCAAATTTAGAAGGTTATTGGGATGTTAATAGAGATGGTGATTGGTATTATGTTGTTGTGTCCTATGATTGGTATCCAATATTTCTATATATAAAAGATCAATGGTATAGAGTTAGTAATTCTTATTCATCATCTACCGCAAAACAAATTTCACATTCAAATCCTGTTAGATGGAATTCTGGATTAAAGGCGAAAGTCATATCAGTAACTCCTGAAGAAATTAAAAAAATTAGAGATGGTGAGAATATGACTGGTATAGAAACAAAGAGAGTGGAAAACTTCATTCAAAAATTTGCTAAACCATTAATCGGAGGTAAAAAATTAATATCAATAGGTTGGTATGATGAAAGAAAAAAAGTTAATTACACAATTACTGACATTAAGGAAGAAAATGGTAAAATTAAATTTTACATAACGATTAACAAAGCTGGTAAAGTTGATAATAATAAAATGATAATTAATCCTGAAGGTTATCCTGTTCCAAGTCCATTTTCGGAAGATATTGAAAAAGGTATTAAAAATAGGGTTATTTCTGATAATAAAGATTATCTATCACACGATAACACAGAATTTACCTTTATCCACTCAAAATAATTTTTACTTTTTTGTTGTAGGTAATGAAAATTGCCATATCTTTGTACTCACAAAACAACTGAGATATGACTACAACCAACACCACCACCAAAGTAAGAAACTATCAAGGAACAAATAAATTCCTTCTTAATCTTAAAAACTCTCTTTCTCGTTACGGATCTTTAACACAGAAACAAATGGAGGTCGCTGAAAAAACTTTAATGTCAACCACCCAAGTAAATGTGGAAGAAATGACGGAGGATATGCAACAAATTGCTAAATACGATGGACCTAACAACTTCGTAAATGATATCAAATCCAAACTTTTAAAATACGGCACTTTGACTCAAAACCAAATACAAGCCGCACTTAAACAAATTCAGAATGAACTCACTACAAAGACTAAGAGGAAAAATACTATGAATTTGCCAACTATTGGAGAGACAATCAAAGTTGGAAGAGCCATAGGTGAGAGACTTAAAGATACTTATAATTTGAAATTTAATCCAATTCTTTTGGATATAACCAAAGTTCTTAATGTTACTCCGAAAGCCGTTAAATTTGAGGCTAAATTGACTGAAAAAAGAGGTAAGGTATGTTGCATATGTGCAAGAACCCTAACTGATGAACTATCTATGTTGAGTGGTGTTGGCAAGATAAATA